TCAGGAATTGCCTCATTGCCTTTTACTTTAGGGTCTGANAAAACGGCGGAATTACCCGCCGTTTGTCTTAAATTCTATCTGGCCAAGGGTCAGATGTTGTCCACATCA